AGAGCGTTGAAAACGCACTCTTTAGCGTCCACATAGTTCTTCTCTAGCAGGGCTTTTACGATCTTCTTGTTGTTGTCCATAGGTTCTCCTTGTCAGACCTTATTTATTTAGTATTCCCTATATCTCTCGTAAATACCATTTATTCTTTAGGGTTTCCGAATTCGTCTTCGTCTTCGTCGCCCCCAACTATTTCCCCGATTGTGATTTCGGGTTCGGCTGGTGCTTGGGCAGCACCTTCAGCGGGTGCTCCCCCAGCAGGGGCGGCTCCGACCCCCTCAACAGGGGTCATTTGCCCCTCGGGAGCCACAATCTTGCCCTCTGCCATTTCAGCCTTTATGGCATTATCAATTTCTTCAATGTCTTCAGCAGTCTGCTTTAAAATATGCCGACGCACAAAATCGCGGGAATAATACTTGCCCACAAAGTCTTCTGCGTCTCGTGCAGTCTGTAGACGATCCTTGAGGATTTCGCTTTCCTTGAGTTCAGAGAAGTGGGAGTCCTTGTTGAACTTGAATGCAATCTTGGGTTCGATGTCCTTCCACTCGTCTTCACGAATGATGCCCTTCAGAATCAACTGAATGCGGAGTAGATTCAAGAACACTTCAGAGAACTTCATGCGGAGCCGTTCCACAAACTTGAAGAACTTTACTTCGTCACGGCTAATCTCTGAAGCACGACCCAAATTGAATCCTGTGCTTTCCTCTAGACGAGAGGTAGGCACATTGAGCGACTGGAACAGTTTCTTTTGGAAGTATTTCACATCTTCCATTTCGCCCAAGTTCTGTCCACCCTGTAGAGTGCTTACTTCTGTTCCTCGACCGCCTTCACGACGAGGCATCCAGAAGTCTTCAAGCATGGACAGGTGCTTACGAGTATCGTTCATCTCTCCTGTATTGGGGTCATACATGAGTTTGTTACGATACCGCTGCATGAGTCCACGCACATACTCTTCAGCCTTTTGCTTGGGCAGATTACCCACATCCACATAGAAAATACGGCGTTCAGGGGCACGAGCCAAACGGTAAATGATTACCGCATCTTCAATCATTCGCAACTGGTTGAGTGCTTTGATTGCCTTGTGGAGATAGCCCACAATCTTCTTGCGACGAGCATCAAACAGCCCGCTGTGAACAAAGCAGATGGCATCAGGATTGATCTTTAGTCCGTCAAGGGTCATGGACGCAGAAGCCTGATCCTGTTCAGAGTAAATGTAGAACTCTTCTACATCTGAAACCAAGTTGATTCCCTTGGGTGCAGACGCATCAGTAACAGGCTTCTTCTTTACTTTGCGAACCTTTCTGATTCTTGTGGGATCAATAGGACGCAGTTCAATAATACCCTTCTTCTTGTTCTTCTCATCAATGATAATGTGGTAGTAAATACGGCTGTCCACATACCACTTGCGGAACAACTCGTATCCGCGACGAGTAAACTCCATGAGATTCATCACTTCGTGGAACTCGTCTTCAATCTTGTCTTTAATACTCTTGTTCTGCTTGATAGCCGAAACATCAATCTTAACTGCATCCAGCGTATCGTTGTAAACAATACTCTCGTTACAAATATCTGCAATAGCACTTTCCACTTCGGGATGAAGTGCCATCTCACGATATTTGTGGATGAGTTCAATATCTGATTTTACAGAACCGTCAAAGTCAACATACGCACCGAAGTAGCCACCCACTTCGATGGGTGTTGCTCCGTCATCGTAATCAGGAGGCACAAAAGAAACAGGCTTCTTGAGAATATCCTCCGCAGAAGCCGTTTCCTTAGCGTCCTTTTTACCGATGCTAAAACCGAACAGGTTTATTGCCATAATATAATTACCTTTTTAAAAAGGATCAGAAGCCTTGACCAAAGTTGATGCCAAGACCCTGTAGTAGCGTACCCACACCAAGACCACCAACACCGATTGCTGCTGCTCCAGGAGCGGCTTCCCACCAAGAGTAGTTCAAGGTTACTGGGAATTCAGCAATTTGGTCGTTGTTCTCGTATGACAGGTCAATGCTGCCTACTTCGCTTGGGAAGCACCCAATGAAACTGTAGGTTCGCACAGGCTCTCCGTCGCGGTGGAGTTGTGTAACTGTCCAAGTAGGCATGAACTCCATGAAGTTACGAGGAGCGGTGTTGGCGGTGTGCTGATTAAAAATAGCACTCCAGCCTTCAAACGCCGAACGCAGAGACAGATTGGTATCAGAAATAACTGTGAGTGACCAGTCTTGGAAACTGCGATCTCCTGGAAGTTTGATACGGCGACCACGATACGGAACTTCAATAGTTCCTAGAGACGAGGCAGGAATCTGTGCTGCCTTGACCAAGAAAGAAATTGCTCGGTTATCAGCATATCCTGGAATCGACCCATTAACTACGAACAGGTTTGTACGAGCACCACCGCCAGCAAAGGCGTTTACGAACCCTGAAATATTGTTTGTTGGTTCTACTGGCATTAGGAATTACTCCTTTTCTCTTTCTTATCTATACGATTAGCCGCCAACTTCGCTGAAGTTTACGCCAGTCTTGGTGGCGATAAAGTTCAACTGGATGAAGTTGATGCTGCGAGTGGGCTTGACAAAGATATCGGCAACGAACTCGTTGCGGTCGATGACTTCGCCTGTGTTGTTAGTTTCATCGCACACCACCTTGAAGTCGGTGATACCACGACGCTGCTGAACTGTCTTGAGGAACGGAACCACTAGGTTCTTGAACTGTGCGCGGGTAAACGCATCGTTCTGTTCGAACAAGAAGAACTTGCTTGCTGTGGCAATTGCCTTCTCAAGAATGATGAACAGGCGACGAACATTGATACGGTCGAAGGCAGAGGGACGAGTCTGCATGGTCTTGTCACCAAACAGGATTACGCCCTCACCTGGGAACGACACGACAGGATTGATTTGACGAGTATACAATTCGTCACGATGACCCTCTGAAGTTGGGTTATACGCCAACTTGACTACTCCCTTGACCTGTCCACGGTTGAAGCCTGCGGGCGAGAACCAAGCCTCGTTGGTAAACTCTGTGCGGGCTACTAGACCTGCAATGTCTGCATTGAGCGGAACAAGTCGGACTAGGTTGTTGTAAGTGTCGAGTTGATACTTCCACCCGCTGTCAAGTACAGCATACGAAGAGTTCACATTGAATGTGCTGTCGCGGAAAGTCTTTAGTTGATTCAATGCTTCGTATGGCAGTTTGTTCTCTACATTGCTTTGAGACGGAGAAACGAATGCCATGCAGTCTAGACGCTTTTCGCAAATCTGCTGAACTACAAGTTGAGCAAGAGTTGCAGAAGCATTTCCTAGAGGCAACAGAGACACATCAACGGTATCCGCGTCTTGGAACAGACTCCAACCGTCAGCCCATCTTTCGCTGTCGCTTGGTGCAACAGATGCAGCACCAGTTAGACCAAGAGAGTTCACTCCTTGACCAACGGCTGAAGTAATTCCAAGAGAAGGACCAGTCAGAGTGTATCCAGTAAATCCTGCGGAACGAGCGTCGTTGCTGGCAAGGTCTTGAGACATTGCCCACACATATTTGCTCTGCTCGTTTAGCACTGTTCTGTAGTAGTTGCTGCTGCCATCAAAATTACGGGCATCAACTGCACGAGACAGTCCTTCCCACTTCTCTAGAACTGTGTTTGCAGATCCAGTCCAAAGACCTGTTCGGTCAATAACTAGAACATTTACCAAGTCGTTTGCACCACCGAAATCGGATGCGTAAACACTGGTAGTTGCTCCTGTGGAGACATTCTTTGAATACGCACTCTTTTGTGTAAAAGTAGTGCTTGCTGTTTGTGCTTTTGGAAGAAGAGTCTCAAGTTCAACCAACATGTGATTACCACTAAGACCACTAGTGGCAGGAACTTGAGCAGTTGTTGCGTTATAACCACTGGTTACTCCAAAGAAGTCTCTGAATCTTGGAGTTACAGTAGCATATGTTGGTGCGGCAGTTGCTCCGTTATTTATTCGTCTCAAACCACTAACTGTAACAGTAGTGCCATCCGAGAAAGCAATCTCGTCACCAACAGAGAAGTATTTGAAGTCTGCGCTACTTCCAGTCACAATAGCAATAAATGTTGCACCTAGAGGTGCAGTAACAGCCAAAGTTCCAGTTGTTGTTCCTGGTCCACTTGTAATCACAACCTTTAAACTGTTTCCTAGAACGCCTGGATATTTTGAAGCAAACAGTATACCACCAGAAGCGTTTGTGGAAAATGTTGTTCCAGCACATGCACCGAATGCTGTAGAATTTGGAATATAAAGAGTGGCGTTTCCAGTTGTTCCGTCCGACTTGACATTAGAGTTATAAGAGCCTGAACCTACTACACGAACCACTTGGCAGTTGTTGCCGTATTGTAGAAAGTTAGCAGCAGTAAAAAAGTCTACGAAGTTGCTGTTGTCTGGTTTCAAGAAAGCGTTCGCCAACTCACGCTCATTTGTGATTGTCACGATCTCGTTAACTGGTCCCCAATGGAAATAACCTGCGAAACCGCCAGGAGTGGTGGCTACAGCAGGAACGATTGTGGTCAGGTCTACTTCTTTGATGCTTACGCCAGGGCTTACTTTAAATCCCATTGTGGTGTCTCCTTAGTCTGTGAAGCACGGGGTATGGTGTCGTTACTTCTACTCTTATGTATTATTTGTATATTTCTGCCGTAACGCCCAAACCATCTCTCTATTTAGACCTCAATCTCCCCAATTCCACGCAGTTCCGCTACCATCTGTGAAGGAATTTGGGTCTATCCCGTCGTCCACAAAACCAAAAGGTGTCATTTCTTCTTCCAAATTTTTCATTTGGTCTTCGTATAGGTCACGGCGAATGTCGCTGCCTGTGATGTCTTTGAAATATGCTTGGGTTGTAAGCCACCCAAATAGCACAAGCGTCATCACCAAATCGTCGTTGTGGTTGTCCTCGGCCTCGTAAGAGTCACCGCTAGCC